TATTGAAACTTGATCCACATAATACTGAATTACTTACTCAAAAACAAGAACTCTTAAATACAGCCATAGAGGAAACTAAGAAAAAACTAGAAACATTAAGGATAGCTGAGGAACAAGCTAAAACTGCACTCGCAAATGGAGATATTTCAGAAAAGCAATTTGACGCATTAAAAAGAGAAATTATTGCGACTGAACAAGAACTAGATAAATTTACTGAAAAACTAAAACACACTGATAGTTCAATGCAAGCTACACTTAAAGAAGTTGGGGGTAAGTTTAAAGAGACTGGAGAGAAGATATCTTCAGTAGGTACAACTCTATCAAAAAATGTGACAGCACCAATTGTAGCAGTTGGAGCTGCAGCAACATTAGCCTTTCGTGAAATTGATGAAGGATATGACACTATCATCAAAAAGACTGGAGCAACTGGAGAAAGTTTCGAGGGGTTAAAAAATGTTGCGGATAATATTTTTAAAAGTCTACCTGTTAGTATGAGTGATGTAGGTGTTGCGGTAGGTGAGGTTAATACTAGGTTTAAAGTTACTGGTGATGAGCTTCAAGAACTATCTACTTTATTTCTTAAGTTCGCGGAGATAAATGAAACAGACCTAAATAACGCTATAGGAATGACAAACAAAATAATGGTTCAGTGGGGTATTGACGCTAAAGAAACTGCCAATGTGTTAGGATTAATAACACAAAAAGCACAGGATACAGGAATAAGTGTTGATACTCTTATGAATGGAGTTCAACAACACGGAGCAATTCTAAAAGAAATGGGGTTAAATCTAGGTCAGAGTATTAACTTACTTGCACAATTTGAAGCAAATGGTGTAAATGCAGATCAAGCACTAAGAGGGTTTAGAAAAGCAGTCGCAGCCTATACTAAAGATGGACTTTCTATGGACGAAGCTCTTAAGAAAACAATTGAATCGATAAAAAATGCAGGTAGTGAAACTGAAGCACTAACGATTGCGACTAAGATTTTCGGAACTAAAGGTGCTGCAGAGATGACTAGGGCTATAAGAGAAGGTAGATTTTCTATAGATGATTTATCAAAAAGTATGTCTGAGTACGGGGATGTTGTAGACAAAACATTTGAAGGAACAGAGGACGGTATAGATAAATTTAAAGTAGCTAGTAATAATGCTAAGTTAGCATTAGGTAGTTTAGGAGAAGCAATTTCTGATGTTTTAGGACCAATCTTACAAGGAGTCGCTACTGTACTTGGAGGAATAGCAACTTGGTTGAATAGTCTAAGTCCAACAGCTAAACAGATAGTCGTAATAATTGGACTTATTGTAGCTGCGATAGGACCACTTTTAGTAATAATCGGAACAGTCATTGGTTCAATAGGAAATATAATAACGGGAGTTGCAGCAATTTCTGGTGCTTTTAGTGCGATGAGTGGTGTTATGGCAGGTTTATCTGGTGCGGTAGTACCTATACTCGCTATAATAGCTGCGGTTGTAACATTGATATCTATAGGTAGTTATTTAAAAGATCATTGGAGTGAAATAAAAGACTTTTTTATAAATCTTTGGGAAGGGATAAAAACTTACTTTTCAGAAACATGGACAGCTATTAGTACTACTATAACCGTTGTATGGGAAGTTATAAAAAACTATTTTTCAACAACACTCACAGCTATTAGTCTTATATTTACAACTGCTTGGGAGGGTGTTAAAACTTATTTTACAGAACTTTGGCAAAGTATAACCTTAGTAGTGACTACAGTTTGGGAGAATATCAAAACATATTTTACAACTACCTTTACAGCAATTCAAACTATCTTTACAACCGTGTGGGAGAGTATAAAAGATTTCTTATCAACAACTTGGGAAACAATAAAAACAATGTTCCAAACAGTTCTTGATGTAATAAAAAATATCATTACAAGTTACTGGGATTTTGTATTTCAAACTACAAGTACAATTTGGAATAGTATAAAAGATTTCTTATCTACTATATGGCAAAATATTAATAATTCTATAAATACGATAGTACAAGCAATTAGTGATTTTATAAGTACATCTTGGAATAATATAAAAAATGTTATAAGTAATATTTTAGATGCTATTTTTAATACAGTTTCAAATATCTGGAATAATATTTATTCAACAATCTCTAATCTAGTAAACTCAGCTTATAACTATGTTCAAAGTGTATTTAATAATATGTTATCGGCTGTGGGAAATATTATAGGAAATATTAGTTCAACAATCCAAAATGGATTTCAAAGCGCAGTAGATTATATTTGGGGACTAGTAAACTCAGCTTATTCTTGGGGGAGTGATTTAATTTCAGGAATTATTAATGGAATTAGGGATAAGATAGGTGCGGTTGTTGATGCAGTAAAAGGTGTAGCAGAGACAATTTGGAGTTATTTACACTTTAGTGTTCCAGAGGTAGGACCACTTGCAGACTACGAGGATTGGATGCCAGACTTTATAAAAGGATTGTCTAAAGGTTTAGATAGTAGTAGAAATCTTTTGAAAAACTCAGTAGCTAAATTATCAAATGATTTGGTGATTAATCCAGATTTAAAAGGATTCACACTTCCAAGAGTGAATGCAACAACAGGTATAAGTAGTGATGATTTAAACAAATTAATTCAAGCTATAAATATACCACACGAGACAACTGGCGATATAGTTATCCCGGTTTACTTAGGTGGAACATTACTTGATGAAATAATAATAAACGCACAAAATAGACAAATTATAAAATCAGGAGGAAGGTAATATGAAAAAATCATACATAAAAATTAATAATGAAACAATACCAACTCCTGATGAGATAGACTTTGAGTTTAGAGATATTGAAGGTAGTAGTAGCGGAGTTACCGAAGCAGGAATAACACATAGAGATATTGTAAGGGAAAGTGTGATATCTATATCTTTGAAACTAACTCTAACAAGTCAGTATCTTTTAAAGTTATCAAAAATGTTAAAGCAAACTACAATACCAGTTAAATATTTCAATCCTTATTCATTAGAAGAAAAAGAAATAAATGCTTATTGTACAAATTTCAAGGTTAGTCTTTTAAATAAAAATGGAAGTCTTGGAATTTGGGGTGTTAGTTTTAAATTGGAGGAATACTAGATGTATCAGACAAGTGTTAACTTCAATAAAATGATAAAAAAGAAAAGTAGAAAGTATTTTTGGACAGGGGAGATATTATTAAAAACTGGAAAAATAATTAATTTTGATGATAAACATATTCTAAAAGATAGTGGTTATATAAGTAATTCATGTTCAGGAAGTAACGAAATAGAATTGGGTTCAGTTTATGCTGCGGAGATGGGTATTACCTTGAAACTAGATGAATTAAAAGAAATAACATTAGACGGAAGCATTATAAAACTATATTTCAACTTAGTCTTGGAAAATAATGAAATTGAAAAAATACCACTTGGAATATTTGAAACAACTGAAGCTAATAGAACGAAGAAATTTGTTGAAATTAAAGGTTATGACTTTATGGTTAAGTTTAATAAAACTCTAAGTTTTAAAGAAACATCTGGGACTATTTATGAACTCTTAGAATTCTGTTGTAAGAAGTGTAGTGTAGGACTTGGAATAAGTAAAGAAGAAATTGAAAAATTACCAAATGGTGTAGAAAGAGTTGGGATTTATGTCGAGCATGATATAGAAACGTATCGTGATCTAATTCATTATATTAGTGCAACTACTGCAAGTTTTGCGACTATAGATCGTTTTGGTAAGTTAATATTAAAAAGATTTAATATGAACTCAAATTATGAAATAAAAGAAATAGATAGGTATGAATTAAGTATTTCAGATTTCACAACTAGGTATACTGCAGTACAAAGTACAAATCTTAAAACAAAAATATCAGAGTATTATTCAAAAGAAAATGACAATGCTTTAACTATGAATATTGGTGTTAATCCTTTGATGCAGTTAGGACTTCCTGAAAAACGAGTAAGGATGTGTAAAGCAATTTTAGAAGAAGTATCTACATTTGACTATACGCCATTAGATAGTGTAGTCGTAAGTAATCCAGCATTTGAGGTCGGGGACAAGATTACTTTTAAGGTTGGTGTTGAAAGTTATCATACTATAGTTACATCAATTGAGTATAAAATTCATGGAAAATATAGAATTAAGAGTGTAGGTAAAAATGCATTACTATCTAAAGGTAAGAGTAAACAAGATAAGAATATTCAAGGTATATTACAAACTATTGAGTCTGACAGAGTAAAGGTGAATGCTTATGTTAATGGAACTGAAATAAAAATAGGACAGAATTCACAAACAATAATTGATATAGAATTTGCATCAAGTAAAGAAACTGATGCTTTTTTTATCGCTACTGTGTTATTTGATGTTAAAAGTTTAAAAAAACATATTGAAGAGACTGTTACTTTAAAAGCTGAAAAAGAAGAAAAGAAAATAACCTTGATTAGAGAAGTTGAAGAAGATCAAAAGCTTAATATTATTTACTCATTAAATGAAGTCACAATTAGAAATCACGCACCAAAGTTTATAGCTAAAGTAGGAAGCCAAATAGTTACATTATTCTACCCACTAATAAACTTAAAAGAAAAAGTGATTAATAGATTTACTGTTGATTTTGAGTTAGAAAAGGGTAGCTTAGTTATTCCAATAGAGGGAATAAGTGCTGCGATCATAGGTAGTGCGCTAGGAGGAGATGTACCTTGGGACGGTAAAATAAAAGTAAATGAGAACTTAGGTAAGTTAATACTATCTCATAGAAAACAAGTGGATTTAAGTGAAGGTAGTATAGAGGTTGACACTTATGATGTTCCTAAATATGAATTTAGTGATGTGATTATAAAAAATGATTTAAAACGAAAATTTGTATTTGGAAATATAACTGAGAATGTAGAAGTGGAGGAGAAAAATGAAAGGTAAGACAATAATAGAATTAACCGATGTTAAAACAAAAAAGAAAGAGGTTTTAAAAGATGATAACCTCGTAACAGATGTTTTAGAAAAGATTCTAACATTAAATCCTAATGGACTACTTACAAATATTAATAAAGATACCTTTTATCCAATAGTTGAAAAAATAGTAGGAGGAATCTTGTTATTTAAAGATAAAATTACAGAAGATAAAAATACTAGCTTTGTGAGTACAAGTAATGAATGTATTGGATATGCTGGACAAGTTGAAGGAGTTCAGGAAAATCCACTACAAGGTAGTTTTAATAAGCAAGAATCAAAAGCAACGTCGAATGGTTATAAGTTTGTTTGGGATTTTGGTACATCTAAAGCAAATGGTAAAATATCGAGTGTTTGTTTAACTAATGCCAAAGCAGGAGGTGGTTATTTTGGAACAAAGAGTAATGGTGAAACAAATCGTATAAAACTAGGTGAAGATAAATATCTTATTAAGAATACAGATACTGAGATGAAGAAAAAATATGTTAATGTAGTAGAAGCTAACTTTGAAGAAAATTATATAGTATCAATAGTTCCTGAAAGTGATCATCTTAGAATAATAAAATCAAGAGAACCACTGCTTAACTTTAGATTAGATGATTCATTATCATTTTTAGACAAGAAGAATATAACAGAAACAAAGATAAAGTATAAGAAATCTTACGGAACATATGGAGTGTGTATTTATGTGGACGCAGAGAATTATTACTTATTAAAAACTAGTACTAGCGGAGGTAATACCAATGTAACTAAGTTGAAAATAAACAAAGCAAATAATTCTATTGAAGAAACTGAATTCACATTAGAAAATGTGAAAATAGAAAATATAGGTTCATATTCATTAGACTATGATTACTATAGAACTATTAAATCTGTATTGAGAGGAGGGTATGTATATGCAGTTAGCACAGATGAAAAATATGTTGTGAAGTTTGCGATAAATAATCCAGTAGATGTAACTAAAATAGAACCTAAGTTTACTCTAAAAACAGGATCAGTATCAAGTCATACAACAGGATGTGGTATGTATATATTAGGAGATATGATAATAGGGACTAACTTTACTATTGATAAAAATGATAAAGTTACCGAAATAGCACAAAGCGATTTATCAACAATAGAATGTATTCCATTAAGTTATGGTCCATTTTTACTTGGATATTTTGCGAACGGAGAAAGCTCAGGGGATAAGTATTTAAGAAAAGTTTTATACTTAATTACACCATACTCAGCAACAATAAATAATTTATCGAAGACAGTAGAAAAAACGGCGGATAAAACAATGAAAATTACATATTATTTAACGGGAGGTAAATAAAATGAATACATTATTAAATTATAAACTTATAATTTCAAGTATAGGTGGTGTTCTAGGAGTATTTTTAGGAGGTATGGATGGACTTATCTATGCACTTTTAGCATTTTCAGTAATAGACTATGTGACTGGAATAATGTGTGCAATTGATAAAAAAGAACTATCTAGTTCAGTTGGTTTTAAGGGAATAGCTAGAAAAATTATTATATTCTCATTAGTTGGGGTAGCTAATATACTAGATGTTTATATTCTAGGTCATGTAGGAGTATTAAGAGCAGCAGTAATATTTTTCTACCTATCTAATGAAGGTATTTCTATATTAGAAAATACTTCAAAATTAGGACTACCAGTACCTGAGAAACTACAAAACATTTTACAACAATTAAACAAGGAGGAAAAATAAGATGGTACAAATAATAAATGAAACACTAATGAACGCAGGTCAACTTGACAGCATAGACTTTGTAGTAATTCATAATGATGCAGGAAGTATGACACCTGAACAATATGTGGAATGGTTAAGATATCGAGATAAAGCATTGGGAATAGCTCACTATTATTGTAACCGATATAGTATCGCAAGAGTAATAGATACATACAACATTGGATATCATACTGGTGAGTGGTGGAGTAATACCCATTCGATAGGTTATGAGGTATGTGAGAGTATGAAAGTCTCAGACGAGGATTTCTTAGCCAATGAAGATATGGCGTTAATGCAGGCAACAGAAGACTTGATTTATTATGGCTTACCAATTAATAAACAAACGGTAAGACTACATCATGAGTTTAGTCCAACTAGTTGTCCGCACCGTAGTTTAGCTTTACATGGTGGAACAACTGATAGTGTTAAAACTTACTTTGTAGAACGTATGAATTACTTTGCGACTTTAGGAGAAACAGTTGATGAAATGTTAGGTAATACTGGTATCTCGGAACCAAGTACATCTACAAACTCAGTATCAACTGGTGATAAAAGTAATGAAGAAATTGCACGAGAGGTTATTTCAGGAGCATGGGGTAACGGAGAGGATAGAGTGAACAGATTAACTAACGCAGGATATAATGCAAGTGAGGTTCAAGAAGTAGTGAATAGATTACTGAATGGAAATTATACATCTAATAATTTAGATGAAATAGCCCAAGAAGTGATTCAAGGTAAGTGGGGTAATGGACAAGATCGAGTTAACAGACTGACTAATGCAGGATATAACTACAGTGAAATTCAACAAAAAGTTAATGAAATATTAGGGTAAAATACGAGCCTAGAAGAAAATTTATTCTTCTAGGCTTTTTTTAAAATTCCAAGGGAAATACTCACCTGTTTTATAATCTATTGTATACCTACATTGAATATTCCAAACGAAGTAAATTTTATTAATCGCATAGTCACTAGAAACTATAATCATAACTATAAATATAGGAATAATATCTTTTGGGTCTTTATATATTACACGACATTCGTATAGTAGATAATTATCTTTATTTAAATATTTTTTCATTTCCAATTCAATATCATACATCCCTAATGATCCTATCACTCCAACATTAGCACATGTAGTAGCTATAAATCCATTGTGATATCTCTTTGATGTTTGTCTGTCTAAACAAGTATTTTTACCTCCTAATGCTTTCGCTATAATGTGAGCTTTGTGATATATATTATTATCTTTAATTGCTTTCCAACCAGGTAAGTTTTTTAATTTCTTACCTTTTCCTAAATCAGTACAATGGATTTTTCTTTTAATTAGCAATGTTTTATACAACGATGTATTAGGATCTATTTCTTCACTTGGTTTATAATTTTCCTTTATTTTAAAATATTCTATTAACGAATTTTCATTTAAACTTCCCACTTCCTTAAAATTCGCAGGATATTTTTCACCTAAATTTCTAACTTCGGATTCAGATGAGAAATTTATTTTCTTTGATTCTTCTATAAGTATATCTATGTCTGTTAAATTAAGTTTATTTTCATTCATAACATTCTACCGCCTTAACAAAAAATTTATAAAAATAATAGTAATTATTTACTTTTTAATTTTATTTATATATTAATTATTTATACTTTATTTATACTTTAACATAGATAATTTCAATAATAAAGTAGAATATAATGTAAAGTTTATTCTAAAGGTTAAATTTTTCATAGTTTTCTTTACCTGTGATGTAGAGAACAAAAACATCATAGGAGTGAGGAAATATGGAACTAAAAGATGAAATAAAAAAACTAAGACTACGTGGTCTAGGATATAAGAGAATAGCTGTTTGTTTGAAAGTCTCCGCGAATACAGTGAAATCAATCTGTAAGCGTGAAGGATTCGAAAAAGTAGAAGATACTTCTATAAATGCTTGTAAAGTGTGCGGAGAAAAGTTAACTCATTTGAAAGGGAAAAAATATAAGAAATATTGTAGTGATACTTGTCGAATGAAATGGTGGAAGAATAACGAAGACAAGATGAATAGAAAGGCATTTTCTGTACATCAATGTAAATGTTGTGAAAGAAAATTTACATCTTATGCCAATGATAAAAGAAAGTATTGTAGTCATGAATGCTATATCAAACATAGATTTGGAGGTAGTTATGAACACTAAAAATGAGGTAACCTACCAAATCACAATTAAAATACTGCGTAACTTGTTTAGGAAAAATCTAATCACAAAAGATAAATTTGATTCATTCAAGCATAAGATGTTAGAAAAGTATGATCCAAAAATATCCGAACTTATGGAGTTATCACTTGATAAATAGTTTCTTTAGAGTGATATATAGTAATGACGAAAAGGAGGATACAATAATGAAAACTATAAAAAAGTTAGAAATACTAAATGTGACCGATGTAAAAAAGCAAAAAGTCGCAGCTTATGCAAGAGTATCACATC